ATCCGCTAGAATACAGAATTGATGAGATCGGCCTTGGTGCGGGTGTTGTGGATGCGACCAAAAAGGTATTAGCTGTATCTTCTCCTGAGAAACGAGGTCGTATCAAACCTATACACGTAGGGATGGATGCAAAGAATAAAAATGAATTTGTGAATCTCCGCGCAGAAATGTTTTGGCAGGTCCGCTATATAATAGATCAAATATCCATCCCCTTTGCTACACCTCTCCTAGATGAAGAACTAACCAGCATAAAATACGGCTGGGACAACAAAGACAAAAGGCAGAAAATAGAATCCAAAGATTCCATCCGCAGTTCCCTCGGCAGATCCTGCAATGACGCTGATGCATTCTGCTTAAACGTTGCAGACTTCAGAATACAAGTCGGTGTAGCAACCTCGCAATATTTCAAGTTAGGTTCAACTTTACAATATGATCTCGCACATGATAGCGGTAACTCTAGAATCCCAACTACCGTCACATCTTTGCAAGATTTCGTAGAACGTCGTAGTGGCGGTAGTCCATTCGGTATAAATAGATTCGCACAGTTTAGGGAAACAGATCGTTCTGTTTCTAGATTTGGTCTTAGAGATCTTACACTAGATTAGCCTTATTAATGTAGAGGAGAAAAACGAAATGGGTATCATTCAGAAACTCCGCGGGACTACCGTTTCTACAACTGTGAAAGGTACTACTGTTCAGGGTGTAACCGTTCGGGAAGTTACAGCCGCAGGTGTTACAACTGGTTCTGCTGCAGAAAAGTCTACCACAGATTTGACAGCCGCACAGATTAAGGCACTATACACTACTCCACTTGCTCTTGTTTCTGCGCCTGGGGCTGGCAAGATTATCTCTGTGCTAAATATCGTCGTGAAATACGTATTCGGCACTACTGCCTTTACGGGTAGTAATAATCTGGAATTCCGATATACATCCAGCAATGGTGCCAAAGTCACTGCGGATGTAGATGCTGCTCTTCTACTCGCTGCGAGTGGTACAAATTATAGATCCGTTGCGGGAGTAGTTACAGAACTTACACCTGTAGCGAATGCGCCCATCGTAGTAAATGTTCCTACCGCGAATCCTGCACAGGGTCTTGGAACAGCGTCTATTACTGTGTATTATAGGACGTTGACGCCGTAGTGTGGTATATAGATAATCATGTCTGACCCCATTAATTCTAATCCTAACCCTAATGCAACTGCCGCGATGGTAGATCGTACCATGGTAGGACAAGCCTCTAACGATTCCACGTCTGTAACTCCTCCGATACAGATCGTGAAATCCGCTTCTGCGTTTGCTTCTACTAAATCTACCCGTCGCGCTGTGGACTTCTCGGAGGTTGGCAGAACCGGTCTTCGTGTATTCAGCGGACATGTATACGAAGAATTTCTGACCAACCTCCGAGGAATCCAGGGTGTAAAAGTATACAGGGAAATGTCAGACAACGATGATATTGTAGGTGCGGCGCTATACGCTATGGAAAGAGTCATAGCACAAGCTAGTTGGTTCATAGAACCAGCATCTAGTGCTATGGAACATATCCGCGATGCTGATTTCCTCCGAGAATGTATGAGTGACATGGAACATTCTTGGGGAGATTTTATTATCGAAGCGGCGAGTTGCTTACCGTATGGATGGGCGTTGCTGGAAACAGTGTATAAATTAAGAAAGGGGGAGAATCCGACTAATCAGAAGTTGGATAGTCGTTATAACGATGGATTGATAGGATGGAGGAAATTTTCCCGAAGGCTACAAGCGACATTAGATAGATGGGACATAGCGGAGGATGGTGATATACGTGGGATGATTCAAGCGCCGCCGCCTACGTATAAAGAACACTATGTCCCTCTATCTAAGTCGCTACTTTTCCGTACGAAGATCGACGGGAATAATCCTGAAGGTAGAAGCATCCTGCGTAACAGTTACAAAGCGTATTATTTCAAGAAAACACTCCAGTTGATTGAAGCAATTGGCGTAGAAAGAGATTTGGTCGGCATACCGGTTCTTACGCCGCCCGACGAATGGGACATTAATGATCCAAACAATGCAGACTTACTAACATACGCTAGTAAATTACTAGCCAATCTACGAAGAGACGAACAAGAAGGCGTAATGGTTCCCCCGCGGTGGAAGCTAAGTTTACTATCCATGGGAATCTCCCGCAGGCAATTCGATGTTGATAAAATCATAAATAGATACGATAAAAGAATCGCCGTAACAATGCTTGCTCAGTTCGTCATGCTCGGTATGGAACGTATCGGATCATTCGCACTTAGTACAGATCAGAATGATTTCTTTAAACTAGCAGTACAAGGATTCATTAATAGATTCGCGGAGACTATAAATATATACGCCGTCCCTAGATTATTCATGCTCAATCCTACATTGGCTAGGGATCATAAATATCCGAAATTCGTCCCTGGGAATATCTCCGCGCCAAAGTTATCGGAATTATCGCAATTCATACTGGCTATGACTAAAGCAAATATGCTGCCTACAGATGCAGCATTCCAGGCAGCATTAGTGAGATTGGGTAGGTTTTACGAGTGTAATGAGAATAAAATTGGGGAGCTATTCTCGAATGCAGTTAATGAGGGATTGGATAGAGATGTAAGAAGTGCGCCGTTAGCGGCAAAGCCGGTAGAGAGTGATAGTGATGATGAAGATGACGATGATAATAATGATACCGGCAATGACAGCGCTAACGAAGGGAATAATAATCGTAATGATGATGATGAAGAAGATGAAGATGACGATGACGACGACAACAAGGATTAACTATCATGCCAATGACTTGTACTAGAAAAACCTTAGTAGCCCACGGCACAAAACAAGCACTAGCGGCTTCTGCTACGTATTGCACTTGGCTAGTCGTACAGGCCAGTAAAGACAATGTTGGTTATGTGTACCTCGGCGGGACTGATGTAAAGAATGCAGTCGATAACGCTAATGCATTCGTCGGTATAGTGCTAGCCCCTGGTGCTATGACTCCTGCGATTCTACCGCACGGTAATAGTGGTTTGTTGGAATTAACATCATTTTATTGGGATGGTGACACCAATAATGATGTTATTACTGTGACTTATATGAGTAAGACTAAATATTAAGGTATTATGTTTGGTATACATAGTATTATATCTAGAATGCTGAAGTCACAGAGGCGTAAATCTATGGCTACACCTACAATAGATAGTGACAACGACACGCTCGTTAAAGGTACTGTACAGCGTTATCCGAATGAATCACATTGTGCTCTGAAAGATGAGTCTATTCTTTTCTTCTACGATGAAGCTGACGGTGCTATGCAGGAAGATTCTAATGTAGAATCTGAAAAAGGCTATGCTCTAATCATACGAAGCCGTGAAGATTATATAGATGCATATAATGTTACGTATTTCAGCGCGGATACACCTCTTTCAGACATATACTCTGATGCTATCAACCGGGTAGATGATGATAGTAATAGCGTGCAAGAGGTATTCGTAGCGAAAGCTATCGATAAAATGTATGCTGGCCGTCGTGTTTACAAAGGTATGTGTTCATTTGTTTTCGTTTGTAAGGCAGATTCCTACAAAATCGATGACGATCCTGCTACTATACAGCTATCAGAATTGGAAAAAGCCGGTACAGAAGCCCAATCTATCATATTCCCGAAGGATAAATATACTGTAGCACAAGCTAGAACATGGTTGAAGTCACATAAAAGGCATTCTGGCAAGGTAGATACGACCGAAAATTATCACAGATTCAGACAATTTGACCCAAAATTGTGTTCTACGACGCCAAAAACTATAAGTCTCGGGGGAAATGGCATAAAAGCTATTATTTGTGTGAAAAAGACCGAAAAATCTGATGATAGTGGCGTAGAAACTGATAAAAGTAACGAAAATCTACAAAAGTTGGATATAATCCACGAAGTTTCCCTCCTAAAAGGTACATTAACCAAAGGTTTAGTCTATGGTGTGGTATATTCCCCCGATGTTATCGATACCCAAGGAGATTATACCTCTGCTGAGGAGATAGAAAAGGCTGCACATGAGTTTCTACCCGCTGCATTACGTGCAGGTGGTGCTGGGTGGACAGATATTAATCATAGTCAGCCCGTAGATGACGTAGAAATCGTCGAATCGTATATAGCACCCTGCGAAATATCATTCGACGGCGGTGAAACTGTCAGCAAAGGTAGTTGGATTATTGCGGCAAAGGTCAATAACGAAGCCTTGAAAGCGGATATCTTGGCTAATAATATCACCGGATTCTCATTGGAAGGCCGCGCAAATCGTGTATAATCCAAATTCAGGACATTAAATCATGGCATATCTACAGAATTTGACTGTAAACAAGATTTCATTCGTGAACAAAGCTGCTAACAAACGGCAGTTTGTTCTATTGAAATCTGAAGCTGAGTCTGAGTCTGAATCTAAAGATGTAATCACTAGTAACAACAATAGCATAGGAGAAACACAGAAAATGGTTAATCCCACAGTCACCGATACTGCTAATACTGTATCTGTCTCTACCACTACCCCTCCGCCCGCAGTTTCCGCAGAAGATTTTGCTGCTCTTCGTAAAACTAACGAGGAACTTCTTGCGAAACTAGCGCGTTTGGACGTTCTTGAGAAAAACCAGCGTCGCAGCAATGTTATCGCTTGGCTACAGAAGGAATGTCAGTTCCTTCCTGCTGACATTAACAAGACGGCTGATGATATTATCCTTCTCGAAGATAGCAATCCTCAGGAT